TTGAAGCAATTGTTCACGAATGTTCTCTACTGGAAGATGTGAATAAGGAGTACCATCGCCTAGAGATCCTTTTTCGGTACAAACCTTACCATACATTGTTTCCATTAGTTGTGCAATAGTCATACGTGAAGGTACTGCATGAGGATTCATAATAAGATCAGGACGCAAACCAGTAGCTGTATAAGGCATATCTTCTTCATTTAACATGATTCCACATGTACCTTTCTGTCCGTGACGTGAACTGAACTTATCACCAATTTCAGGTACACGTTCAGATACTACTCGTACTTTTACAAAAGGATAACCATCTGAATTTCTATCTTGCCAAACACCATCTACACGACAGTTTTCAGAATTCTTATGAGTTGTACTTGAATCACGATATTGATATCCATTTGCGTCATTCTTGATAGATGTTACTTTACCAATTACAACGTCATTTTCTTTAATAATAGCATTAAGAATCGGAACACCATTATCTCCTACCGCATGATATGATGATGTTTTAAATCCGCGTGTATTTTCACGTCTAGGTTTTACAAACTTCTCTTCCTTACCTGATGCTATATTACGATGTTCTTCATCTTTATAAATTGTGTAATACAGTGTACGAAATAATCCACGATTAATTGCTGCTTTATTTAGAATGACTGAATCTTCCTGATTGTATCCACCATAGCAACCAATAGCTACCATGATGTTATCACCAGATGGCATTTCATGAGTTTTCAATGTATGCATCATACGTGTCTCTACAAATGGACGCATCGGAGAACACAGAATATAACCATTCTTATCAAGACGTTTCGCATAATTACGAGCAAAGATACCCATAGCTTGTTTTCCCATAGCTGATTGATATGTATTTCGTGGTGATTGATTATGATCACTAAATGGAATACTATTTGCCATATGTCCCATAATAAGTGTAGGATGAACTTCACAATGAGTATGTACTTTTGTAATTTCAGATGGATTCACAGCTACACGAATAACTTCAGTTTCACATGGATCAATATATTCTAGATTAGATCGAATCCAATCATTCCAGTCTTTATTTTCATTTAGAGGTCCTTGAAGAACTTCACCATTTTCTACACGATATAATGGTCTTACAAATCGTCCACTATCTGTTTCAATATTAATTATATAGTCACGAATGTTCCATGATACACCAGTATGAGGATGTAATGAGAAATTTCGTTTAGCTGCTCGCAAATAGTTATGAACAGCTGTAGGATTATCAGTATAAGCAATTATAACACCGTTCAGAATAATCATAGTTCCATGATAAATATTTTTAATTGAGGTAATCCACTGAAGAGAAGGACCATTCTCTAATACATTTAGAACTACACTCGCAGGAGTATGTTGTGTAATAGATGTTAACATAGCCATAGATTTCACAATACCAACTGAATGTCCTTCTGGTGTTTCTACAGGACATACGTATCCCCATGATGTTCCATGAAGTTTACGAGGCGCAAGTAATTTACCAGATTTCTCAACAGGTGTTTGAATACGTCGAAGATGACTGAGTGTAGCAGAATAGGATAAGCGATTTAATACTTGAGATACACCTACCTTTGTTGCGTTAGACATAACACTTGTAGAAGTACCAAGTCCTTGAACAGTAAAGTTACCTGTTGCTAGTGCTTGTTTTAACTTTCCTTCAATCGTAGAGACTTTCAAAATTTTATATAGATTGTTAACATTCAAAATTTCTAATGGACGAGCAGTTTCACCTTTCTTCCAGCTATCATTATTTACTTCATGTACAAACTTACTGCGAATATCCTTACATACTTTCTGAAAGAGTTGACGAAACAAATGAGTTAGAAGTGCACCAGTTGTAACTACACGCTTATTAGGATACGCATCGCGATCATCTACACTAATTACACCTTCAGAAGCAAGTAGAAGACGACGTACTAACCATGATGTAAGTATCATCTTACGTGCATTTAAAACTTCAGATGTTGACTTATCTCCTCCAAATTTTACATGAGGAAGATATTCAGTTTCTAAAAGAGATCTAACATATCCGTGCTTATCTTCTGACGCAGTTCCATACTGAAGATGATGTGTTAAATATGTGATCGCATCTTCACGATTATATACCTTGATATCAGAACACTCTTTGAATGATGCTCCAAGATGTTCCATATACTCACCTGTAGGACAGATGAGATTTGCGATTTCTTCATCAGATTCGATACCAAACGCACGAAACATTACCATCAGTGGAATATCTTCACGAAATCTAGGAACACACATTGTGAGTGGATATCCCATACCATTGAACTTTGTTGCGATACGTACTTCGAGTTTCTTAGGAGGAGTTGTGAATGATTCATGTAAAGATTTCATCTCTGCGGAGAATGTGAATTTAGCAGATGTTTTTTTATTAAAGAAGATCATGATTCGATTATCAGCCACTTTTTCTTGGCATAAAATTGTACGTTCTGATCCGTGAATAATGAAATACCCAAATGGATCATAAGGACATTCTCCAATTTCATCTTTACTCATTGGATAGTCATTCATGATACATAAAGAAGATCCAAGCATAATTGGAATCTTTCCTAGAGATACTCCTTCGAATACCTTTACTTGTTCATCATATTCTGATAGAGTTTCACCTTTATAAGAACGAGCTGTGAATCGTACATCACAGAACATTTGAGCAGCATACGTAAAGTTACGTGCACGAGCTTCTTGTGGAAACATAGGCTTAATACGGCCAGTTGCTTCTTGAATACGTGGTTTCATGTATGTAACATTTTCAAATCCTAATCGTAATTCATATTTATATTTTTTAAGTTTCTCATCCTGTTCGTGCCATACCACAATCGGCGCCGTAGAAGCTACGATTAATGGAATCTTATTGCGAATAAAGTCCTCGAAGGACTCGATTTGATGCTCTACTAGCTTAGGAATTCCTTGGCTTTGAAAATATGTCTTGATTGTTTCCCACTCCATGGTATTCGTATGAGTATCATTGAATGTAAATAGATTATGATTCGTTTTTAACAATAAGAATGGACAGACCAATCGTGAAAATTACAAAGATGGAAAGCGAACCTTCTCCATCAAAGACACCCGTCAAACCCATTTCAGACCCTAAACTAGATGGAGGAAAGAAAAAGACATATCCTCGTGGAATTCTGAAAACATCTAAAATAAAAATCAAGCCTGTCGCAGATCCTGCTAAACATCCTCCTCTCAAAAAGTTCATGAAGAAACATACAATTCGATTATTAACCGATTCTGGAGCTAATCATCGCAGAAAAACAATTAAGCAAAAAATTGATAAGATGTCAGATAAGAAAGTTAAAGATCTCGTAATAAAGGCTGGATTATCTAAGGGTTCAGGTCCTTCTGGACTTCTTCGGCAAATCCTAGAAGGCGGGATGCTATCTGGTTTCGTTTCTTCTGGTTAAATAACGAGAATGACAAAAGTATGGGGTCCTATGGGATGGATGTTTCTTCATTCTATCTCAGTCGCATATCCGGATGTACCTACACCTGAAGAGAAGATTCTTCTAAATGAAACTATGAACGCATTTGCTTCAACGATTACATGTGCACATTGTCGCCAACATTTTGGAACTATATTCGGAGGCTATAAGAAGAGTGTACCATCATGGTCAAATAGTAAACAAAATCTATTTCTTGCTATATGTCGATTACATAATACTGTAAATAAAAAATTAGATAAACCAATACCAAAAACAGTGGTAGAGTGTATTACCTCTCTAAAAACAGCAACAACATATACAAGTCAATCTGAATTTCGCAAAAAGTATATTGAATATCTTTGGAAAGATTGGAATAATTATGGACGTGGTACAAGCTATCAAGCAATTGCGTTTAGTGGTATTAAAGTTATGCAAAAAATAAATAATGAATATTGGAACTTAAAAGAAGTGTCATATTCTGATCTAATTTTACCTGAAGGTGATGTTCTTGTATATCCAAATCAACCAAAGTCTACTAAAATTGTTTTTCCTAAAATGAAACTTAGAAATGTTATATGGGCTCCACGCTAGTAAGAGAATATTCAGGATTCCAAGGTAATGAAATATATGGTTTCATTTCCCAATCATGACGCTTCATCCATGGATTACGAGTTTCTGTATGAAGTTCATCTGGATAAACAACACGCCTTTTTGACATTCGTAATGAAGTATGTGGCATAATAAATTGAAGCTGTTTTGTTACATTAAAGTTTAAAGGTTTAGTATCTAATTTTGAATATTCATCATAAGAAACAATATCTGTTATTAGAGGAGCATCTCCGTAAGGATATGACCAGTACCAATTCAAAGGTTCACCAGTTTTGAAATAATGTAAAGTCCAATGAAATGTTTTCCAATATGCTTCCACAACTGGTTTCATATCGGTAACCCCATCTAGAACATGTAATCCATATTTATATGAGAAGAATGATAAATCCTTTCCAAGTATTGCTTTTTCTTCAGGACGTTTTCTAAGTCCAATACGTTCTTTAAATACTGCCATTTCTTTTGCAGCTGCGAAGTTTAGAAATTTACGTCTACCATCAGATGTTAGAAGATCTGGTTTTCCTGCTTCATCGTACAAATGAAGTGCTCTGTCATATCCATCCTCACGTAGAGAGAACATTCCTAGATTTGGCATGAAATCATTACCAAAGCAGAGAATACCTAGAACCATATACTGCTCAATTGGCATAGGAAGTTCAAGAAGAAGATTCCAAATAGAAAGTGTTGCAAATTCTGCGTGTTTTAGTTTAGGATCATTAAATTCTGCACTTTCTCGAAGAAGCCACATACCATGAGGATTAGATAAAGTATGATGCTGTAAAGAGATTAGAATTAAATCAGCATCTAATCCATAGACTGAAATAGTTCTACGTTGTTCTTCGGGAATCTTTCGAAGTTCATGAATGAGTTTATGTTCTCCTTCACCTGGAATTCCAGTTCCATTAATGATCGCATGTGGAAACTTACATTTGAGTGCGATTTCAAGTTCACGCATATAAGGTGTATCAGGAGAAATTTGATTACGATCGAATGATCCGTGTCCTTCTTCTTTAATACGCATACGACGATAACGTTGTTGTACTATTTTTGCATATGGAACTAATCCATCCATAGCAATAATTAGTTGTTTAGATTTACAAACCGTATTCATGATATGGTTGAGTGCTTCTAGAATTGAATGAATTGGATCTTCATCTTTTAAATATCGATGGATAAGACAGTTGAAATCGACGACAAATACATCGACTTCCATTGGAATATTTTTTTTGACGGGTTGAATGATGCCTTTATGGCTCTTTGATAGACTTGCGAAATAGAAAGGAATGCCCATTCTATGTGTTAGAGTGTTTAGGTTAAAACTCTTGTTTAGATAACAAATGTATTGGCTAGCTGGACTTCTGTTTTTAATAGGACTTTTAGCCTATGGATATTCTATATCAAATCAAATTAAGATCGCACCATCCACAGGATGTAATTCTTGTCCTAAACAAAATCCTGTATGGGAAACTCCTTCCTAGATGATAAATGAGTTGTGGATCAATATCATACGGAGGTGTACGTATTGCGCCAGAAGATCTACCAGAAGGTGGTCAACGTAATTGGATACAAGCAGTTGTAGCAAAAATGAAAGAAGGATCGTTTACCAAACAAGCTGTTAAAAAGCACATGACAACTGAAGAGTTCATGGTTGAGGTATTAAAGCATCCTAAAAAGTATGCGTTAAAGACTCGGCGTCGGGCTCAATTCCTAAAAAATATTAGAAAGTCACCAAGAAAAACCTCACGTAGAAAGTAAAATGCTTTTGCTTAAATTTCTTGTATCTGCTTTAGTATTCGTGGCTTTCGTGCCTGGTGTGCTTGTCACTCTTCCTCCAGGAGGTAGTCGTTATATAGTACTCGCAGTACATGGTGCTTTGTTCGCAGTTCTTCACCACTATATCTTAAGTGCGGTGTTTCGTGGTCTTAGAGCCCTATAAAAACTTCAGGTACCAAGTATAAATGGATATAATTAGCATAGTAATTTCTGTGCTTCTATTCGCTGCTTTCGTCCCTGGAGTTCTAGTAAGAATTCCTCAAAATGGAACCCGTGGAACAGTCCTCGTCGTCCACGCGCTCCTCTTCGCAATTGTAACAAGTTTAGTTATGCGTTTTTATTGGCACACAGTTCGTGGTTATGTAGAGAGCTTTGCAAACTATGGAGCCACATGTCCTAATGGATATACACCTGGTACAAATCAGGGAGGCATACCCGACTGTATGCCTGTAGGACGAGCCACATTCGATCCTTCTAGTGGTATGAAGTCTAATTCTCCTGCTACTAGATAAATGTGGGTAGGTATACTTTTAAAAGCAATTTTATTCGCACTTCTTGTTCCCGGAGTCCATCTAACGATTCCTCCAGGAGCTTCTTTACGTGAACAAGCTCTTATTCATGGTGTAGTATTCGCAGTTGTAAATTACTTTGTATATTTATACGTTCGTCCTATGCTAGAGAGATTTGATAATCCTGATAGTAAGGTAGATCAACCATGTCCTCCTAATTCTGTAAAATGTCCTTCTGGTGACTGTAAGTTAACTAATGATATATACGGTATGTGCTAGTAATTTATAATGGATGATTCCTATATTCAAATTGGTACCACAGTATTTGTGTCATGTTGTTTAGCTATAGTAGCATGTGGAATAATATTAGAAACGTGTAGATCTAGAGATGATAACGTTTATGCGGAAATAGATAATGATCCTGTATGAATATTTAGATGATGATAACGTAGTATATTAAAATGGAGTTTGGAAATATTCTATTGGTTCTTGATAAGACTCTTCGTAAGACGTTTGGTATCGAAGAGACAAATAAATTTCTTGTAGAATTTATGAAACAATGTGTTGATGCTGGATTTTTTACAAAAGTAGAAGCAAATAAATACTTGTATATTTATGGTTGTAAACTATTTTGACAAACTTTAACAGTATTAGATGTTTGAAGTTCTTTTTTGGCTTGAGTTAAATGTTCTTGTGTTTTCTTTAAATAATATATAGCTTCATCAATGGACTTTTCAGGTAAGAATCCATTCGTGGCTCTAATCAATAAATAATCTAAGTTTTTTAGCTCGTTTTTCGCATGAGAAATAAACGTTCCGTAAAAAACACGATTCATACATTTGAATGAGAAAAATTATTTAAAAACGGATTCTAGAATCTAGACGGATGAAGATAGTGCAAATGGATATTCAAGATGAACAAGATGACTACGAAGACTATCTAGATTATATTGACTGGCTTGAACAATCATATGATTAAAGAAAATAAACAAATAAAAAAGATAAAAAATATAAGCATTAAAAGTACAATACAATATAAATCATCATACTCTGATTTTTTGTTAGATAAGAATGAATCAAATGATGATATAGGTTGTCTAGACATATTATCTAAACACTCCTAATAAATTCCCAACGTAAATATTCACAAATCTTTTTCCATATTTGATCGTGTGCTATTAAACGGTCACGACTTTTTAATAAAGGAAAATAAACTTTATATTCATCAAGTTCTAGAAGTTCAAAGAACTTGTATAGAATGTATGAGTAAGATAGAAAATTGGTACGATCATCAGGACAGTATAACAAAAAAGGAGCCTGTATTTCTTGAAACATCGCTCTGATTTTTTCTTCAATTTCTGGTGTAATGGTTGGAGGCGGGTTACCATTGAGTCGAGAGAGGATGTGGGTTGCGTGCTCATAATACTTAGACCTGTTCAGCTTCTTTAAAATCTCTCGCATACCAATCTCTGTTAATTCTGCAATGTTTTGAATACGTCTTTTTTTAATTTCACAAATTACTTCATGCATAACCTCATCTGGTATAATTGTACTCTCCTTTGCTTGAAATTGATTTAAAATCTCATTTAGGTGATTAATCTTTTTATACGCATAATTATTGCGTTCTTTAGGAGGATCGCGAAAAGATGGGAAATCTGAAACAACTAACATGTATTCTTCTGATCCACATTTAGGACATACAAGAATACCTTCTTCAGATAACTCTTCTCTAGCAATATTACATCTATCACAATGTTCTGTTGTATGAGTTTTTTCGGTAATCTCTACGCCTGTATTCAACTTCATACGACTCGTAAATTCTTCATATAAATCTTTTTTTGAAATAGAAGGTGTATCTTGAGTTGATTGTAATAAATATTTTACAAATGTATTTTGATCTGCTGGTGTTGATGACATTGATTGAATCTTATCTGAACTTCCATAATACTTCAAAATGATATCAGCATTTTTGATATAGTAATCCTTTAATGGATCATCTTGTGCGAGACGTCTTTGAATTGTGCGAAGTTCATCTTGTAGCTTGGTAGCTTTATATACATCTTGAATATCTTCAAGTTCTTGTTCTAGCTCTACTTTTCGTGCTTCAAGATCATTTATATCAGCATCTCTCATTCCAGAAATAAGATTTTGGTGAATTGAATCAAGAGTTCCGGATACTGTATCAGAAGCTTTTGATTTAGAAATACCATCTCTAGATTTCTTTATCCTAAAAACATTGTCCATTAATAATTCTTCTTCATCTCCCTGAAAATATGAAATATAAAACACCAAGTCCTGCTATAATTGTTGGAATCATTGATACAAATTCTTCTTTATTTGAAAAAGATTCAGTTGTTGAAGCTGATGCTATACACACAGACGAATCAACTGGTGTACATTGACTAGATGCCACATCAGCAGATAATGAAGCAGTTACAAACTTAGAATCTATTCCAGATGGATTAGAAGCAGGGCATTGAAGACATACACATGGAGGATTTGCATCAGCTGTAAGAGATGAAAAAAGATGTAATGGATTTAAACCTTCGATATCATCTGCTACACCTGGAAGTAACCCATTAAAATCAGATCCTATTTCGGATATAGCAGCAGGTAAAGCAGCTGCACCAGATGACATATTGTTGATGTAATTATATCGTGGTTTCAATGTTCCATCTGGAGCTGTACACATTCCACCTGTATTCACAAAGTATTGATTTCCAAGTGGAGGATTACCAGTAATAAGAGCCTCTACATAATATGCGATCGCACTTGCATTTGTACCAAGTTGACTAAAGGTACCATTTGATCCAACACCTAATGTCGATGGTCCAGAAATAGCATCTGCGTAACTATAGCTAGGACCTAAGATTTCAGTTTCAACCTTAGTAGCATCAGCTTCTACATTCTCGATATCTTTCCATAACGAGTTTCCACCCGTATCTGCCATTATTATCTACTCATGTTTTTTGATATATTGAATAGCTTGTTTACGAAATGATGGATTTGTAAAACAACATGGTCTTTGAAGAAGTATATTCTTTGCTACAGTTTCAATTGTGTATCCAAATTTTATACATGAATACATTAGAAGTAGAAATGCACTACGATTAATTCCACATTGACAATGAACATAAATATTTTTACAATCTTTTGATGACAGAAATGTATTCATAACCTTTTCAAAATCAGAATACCATTTTGTAATATCTTCTTTTGCATCATCAATCGCATTTATACACGCGTAACGATCTGGAAATTCATCCTTAAACCATTTCGATCCATATGAATCTTCTGCGCAATTTACAATATGTGTAATGTTGTAAGTTGACAGTATATATAAATCAATTGTTTCACATGATCCTAAAATAATTCGTGGATGAACCATTGCAAGTGGATCATGTTTCCATCCTTTTGAATTTCGTCTATATTTATCCCATAATTCATCCATTTACTACTATATTTAGTGTTTACGTTAAATACGTTTTACTCATAGACGATTACGTATAAGAAAGATGAATTACAAATAAGTTCATAATACGAGTCTTCATTACGCGGAGTTATATTCTAGAAAAGTATATGGTCTTTTAAAGGTTATACTCTTGATATATAAAAATGGATGTTGGGTTTATTATCTTACGACATGTTAACAACTCAAATACAAATAATTATTGGATAAAGTGCTATGATTCTATCAGACATTTTTATCCTGATAACTATATATTGATTATAGATGATAATAGTGATTATACATTTGTAACAGATAAACTATTAACGAATACGACGATTATACAAAGTGAGTATCCGAAAAGAGGTGAATTATTACCATATTATTATTTTTTAAGAAATAAGCTTTTTGATACTGCGGTTATTCTTCATGACTCTGTATTTATACAAACTAAATTCAATACTAGTATTAATAAATATAAACTGTTATGGGAATTTGAGCATAATTCTGATCAGATACTTGATGAAACAAAAATGATAACCGCATTTGAAGATGAAGAACTTCTATATTTTTATAATAATAAATCGTTGTGGAAAGGATGTTTTGGAGGAATGACAATTATTACTCATGATTTTTTAACACATGTAAACTCGAAATATGATTTTAATAAACTACTAAATTTAGTTTTAAACAGATATAACCGGTGCAGTTTTGAACGAGTTTTAGCATGTTTGTTACAAAAAGAGCATACTAAAGAAACACTGTTTGGAAATATACATATGTATTGTAAGTGGGGAATACCATTTAAAGACGCAAATAATTACCCCAATTTACCAGTTGTAAAAGTATGGACTTCTAGATAATTAAAAAAGAGAACCAAACAGAGTTCCAAGAACATACGCAATAGCTACAGCTACACCTGCTAGAATACCAGCTCCCATGTAAGATGGTACACCTCCTGCGGTATACGTATTTGGAATATATTGAAGAATCATAGATCTAGGTGTACTTAAAGAAATCAACATGGCAGCAGCAAAAAACCCAAAATAAACCATAAAGTTCTTTACCGCATATCGAACCGTACTAAACGTATGGTTTTGGGCTTGTTGAGTCATAGGTTTTTGATAAGAAGTATTTTGAGGAGAAATAAATGGATCTACACCACCTGTTACAATAGGAGCAAAGGTAGTTGATTGCGGAAGTTGAGGATTTTGTACTGGTCCACTTCCAAGTAGGTCGCTTAAGTCTGTCGCACCATCTGCCATTTATTATGAAGAGAGGATTTCACATTGAGCATCCTCCGCATGATATTGGTAGCATTTTTTGTTAATTTCAACTGTTGTTCCTTCTACTTTATCAAGTGAAAGAGCTAAAGTAGCTCTATTTTGGAAAGGTTTATGAAAAAGAAGAATGGCTACACCTAGACCGACAATGAACGAAAGTAAGGGAAGAGTCTCTTTAGAAATTGGATTCATTTGTGTTGAGATGCGATGAAATTAAGAGACGTTGATCCCTTTCCACATGGAACTTCTTTAGTCTGAAACTTGACACAACCACTACCTGTATGTAACGGTATATCATCATGTGGAGTTGGAACTTGAGGATGATCTCGAATAGGAGGCGTAAATACAACTGAAATAAGTAGTCCAGTTAAGAACCCGACAAAAATCCAGAATATCGAGAACATTCTTATCTTTAACGCCTAAAATATACATTTTCTGTATGAGGAGTTCCTTCTCCATTAAATGGACACTTACATGCTGGAGTATAGGTTATTATTTGAAAATTAGGGTTACAATTTACAGTAGCATAAATAGAGTTATTATTTACAGTTACACCTTTATTATACTGCGTTTTCAATACAGAAGTTTCTGCTAGAATACGCCGTTTGTTTGTATAAGATTGTGCGCTCATTTACTTTCACCCGCGGGAATTCTAAGCTTGCGTCTAACCTTAACAGTTGGTATTGGTAAAATTTCAACAGGTTCAGTTTTCATAGCTTCAAATTGCTGACGCGCCTGTTCTACGGGAATGCCCCTGTACACCATCTCCAGTTTCAATTTGAGGAATTTGTCCATACTCTGTTATAGGAACATTTCTTACGGCATTATGCCACGTATTTGGTTCAAATTTAACTTTTTGTAATTCTGGAGGAGTCGCAGTTCCATGACTCGCATATAAAAAGTATGCGAAGGATCCTACGACAGTTACCAATAATATAGCGTTAAACCACATTGAAAACATGGAATCTCGAACTGATTTAACCCATAAAAGATTATTCTCAATTTGAGATGTCGTGTCTTTTACCAAATGAAACATCTTACTGAAACATAAGAAGATTCAATGGCATCTTTAACCACAGTGTATGTCATATCCATTATTCTAACAAGTTTGGCAGGAATTGGTTCAGCCTTTGTTGGTAATAAGATTTACCCTATAAAAGGAGGAGCCGTAGTTCTTCCACCAACACCTGTTCCTACTCCAGAACCTGTTCCAGAACCTGTTCCAGAACCTGTTCCAGAACCTGTTCGTCCAACATCTCTAGAAGAAGCAATTAAGACTGGATTTAATATGGATGATGAGTTTGCTTCAAATGTTGT